AACTAAAGAAATAACAGACGAAGATATAAAAACAAGATTTAAAGATATTGAAAAAATTATATTGCCGTTTTTATATAATTTATCAAAGAGTGATGAACCTTATATACATTGGCCAAATAGAGGTCCGATTATTAAGGCACAAATAGAGAAAATACTTAAACTAACAAGGGGATAATATGTCAGCGAAAGCACAACATAAAGAACTAAAAAGTAAAGTAAATCAAATAGAAAATGTAAGACGAAATGATAGATCAAGTACAAGTTGGTACGAGTTAAGAACTCTAAAGAAACTTAAATTAAAAGCAAAGGAAAAAATAAATGCAACTAAGCAACAATTTCTCGCTTAAGGAAATGACTGCCTCTCAAACGGCAGACAGACACGGTATTAGTAATAATCCTAGCGAAGATCATATGGATAACTTAAAAAAACTATGTGAGAATGTATTACAAAAAGTTAGAGACCACTATGGTAAAGTTGTATCAGTATCAAGCGGATACAGATCACCAGAGTTGTGTGTTAAGATAGGATCAAGTATGAAATCTCAGCACGCTAAGGGCCAGGCGGCGGACTTTGAAATTTTTGGAGTCCCGAATGCTGAACTAGCAAAATACATTATTGACAATATAGATTTTGACCAATTGATATTGGAATTTCACAATCCTGAGGAACCTAATAGTGGGTGGATTCATTGCTCGTATAAAAATCCTGAAGACAATAGAAAACAGGTTTTAAGAGCATATAGAAATAGTGAAGGTCGTACAATATACGAACCATACGATCCTAGTTGAGCCGTTGAAACAATTAATAATGACAAAGTAAGGGAGCAAGACGCCATTATACAAATGTATATGACGAAAGGCACCTAAGCATTGACATTTTGACAATATAATGTTATATTAGTATATTATGAGTAAATTTAAATTTATAGAAGTCAATAAAGACTTATTACCAAAGACAAAAGGTAGAAGAATAGATGGTCATAGATTTTACGAGATTGAAGGTAAGAACTATCCATCTATTACTACCGTTTTAAATATCAGAAAAAAAGAAGGTCTAGTTAAGTGGCGTAAAGATGTAGGCGAAGGCGCTGCTAATTGGGAAATGGCACGAGCAGCCAGACGAGGTAAATCTACACACACATTAGTTGAGCAATATCTAAAAGGTGAAACACCTAGTGAGAGAAGTGTATTACCTTTAGGTCTATTCAAACTATTGAAACCATATGTAGATCAGATAAACAATATTCATCTATTAGAAACTATTATGTATTCACACAAACTTACCGTTGCAGGTCAAGTTGATTGTGTTGCAGAATATAATGGTAAACTATCAGTAATAGATTTCAAAACAGCGAACAAAGAACGAAACGAGTCTTGGATTGATAACTACTTCTTACAATGTACCGCCTATGCCATTATGTATGAGGAGATATTCAAAAAACCCATAGAACAAATTGTAATCTTACTTGCAGGTGAAGATGGTTCAGTTGCTTGTTATAAGAAAAATAGAAAAGACTACGAAGAGTCGCTGGGTAAAGCTATACAAGACTTTTATAAATATTATGAAAATCTAAACAAAGATAAGATAGCGACTTCTAAATAAACATCTTATCAAAACAAGAAAGATAAGATGAAAAGACTAATACTAATTTTAAGTTTACTGCTTGCTAGTTTTGCATATGCTGAACACGAAGAGCGAGAAAGTGATATTAAAAAATACAATTTCTGGTGGGAACAAATACCTGCCGTATGTTCAACTTCAGATGAAATACAAAGGTGGGCAAACGACAAAAATTTTATTCCTGTCAATATGAGTGTAGGACGAGAAGGTGGTTCACCTGACGGTAGAATAGTTTATGTAGTTGTATATTACATAAATGATAGTGGACAATCTTTTGCTGGTGTTTCTACACCTGAACAACCGAATCAGACTTGTATAGTCTTTAGAACTTTTGATTTACGAATAAATGAAGGATTAAAAGAGAAAAACTTATAATGAAGAATATTATAACAATATTATTTTTAGGTATGTTTATATCTGCTTGCAGTATAACAGAACCTAGAGTTTCTTTTGGTAAAAAATGTGTAGAAGAAGGCGATAAGATTGTCTATTCATACATATGGGTTTACGATAAGGAAGTAGGAGTACCTGCTAACGAAGAAACTTGTAAAAAATTAGATGTTGAAGGTAAGTAAATAACTAGTGAGGACCTGGGTGCAATCCCCAGCACCTCCACCAATTTAAAACACATAGATGTGTGCTTTGAGGGGGTGAGTTAGATTCGACTGCTACTAAAACTTACTGGAGTTTAATCGCTGACACCGTAATGTCAACTTATAAATGCTAACGAAAGTTTAGCTTTAGCAGCGTAAAGTTGCTTAGGGCTTGCCTGTGCCTCGTAACAGAAACAGGCGTTTAAATTATAGGAGTGATTATGAAAGACGGATTTAAAATCCCAAAAGTGACCTTTAGAACAAGGATCGGTGATGAAGAAGAAACCGATGGCGGTTGTGCTATAGGTGGTCAATGGAAAAATATGACAACAGACGATTACTTTAAAGGTAAACGTGTCGTATTATTTTCTCTGCCTGGTGCATTTACACCTACTTGTTCCTCTCAACAATTACCTGGATTTGAAAAAGAATACAATCAGATTAAATTACTGGCGGTAGATGAAGTTTATTGTGTTTCAGTAAACGATTCCTATGTTATGAATGCTTGGGGCAAACATATGGGCATAGAACAAGTTAAGATGATACCTGACGGATCAGGTAACTTCACTAGATTTATGGGTATGCTAATAGGTAAAAATCATTTAGGTTTTGGTATGAGAAGTTGGCGATATATGGCAGTCATAAATGATGGCGTTATTGAGAAATGGTGGCAAGAACCAGGTATCAATAATGAAGGATTAGATGATGACCCTTATGTAGAATCAACACCTAAAAATGTTGTTGACTATTTAAGAAGTTGTAAATAATTATAGAATACCTAATGTGTTAGGTAGGTACCGATGTGTGATGAAAGCTAGCGTGAGTAATCACACTTTACTTTTTTATGAAAATGTGTTATATTAAGGAATGAATAGTAAAGAATTTAGTTTAAAAATTGAGGCATTAGTCAAAGAAAAAAAGATTCCTTATATGGACGCAGTAATTGACTATTGTAAGAATAACGATATAGATGTTGGCACAATTAATTCTATGGTCAACAAATCATTAAAAGAAAAAATCAAAGCAGAAGCAATTAATCTAAAAATGATTAAAGAGAAAAAAGGTGGTACTTTGCCTGTATGAACGGATTAGAGTATCTTTATCATTTATTATTTGTAGAAGTTGATAAAGGTCTATGGGGTATAATTGGCATAGGTGTATTTTTTGCAGTTATAAGTATCTTATATGATTATGGTTATGATGAAAATAGGGATAAACAATAATGTATGGTGGGTTTGATGTATTCAAAGTATATTTGGCAGTTAAATTACATTTTACCTCTAACTATGATTATTTTGAATATGACGGAAAGGTAAATTGTAAACTAGAAACATTTACAAAAAGAAATGACAGATATTTTTTTCATAAACTTAGCACAAAATATGGTAAAGATCAAATACTTGACTTCTTTGTTGCTAACTTTTGTGAGAATGATAAAAAATGGGTAGGTAATTTATTACAAAATGATGGACGAGAAACATATCTTAATTATAAAAAAATTAAAGACAATTTTAAGTATCATTTTAGAAACGAGTTTACTAATATTGTTAACGATTTTAGCACTAAGCGTATTTCTTTTGATGATGGTTTCTTATGCCGTGATGGACAACATCCACGACTTTTGCGTTTACTTATTCAAAGGAGAGCGTCTTTCCAAACCATCATTGTGCTTGACCAAGTCTTATCGTTTATCAAAAATTGGAATATACAAATTAAAGAAAGGGTTGTCTGGCCTAAAATCGCACATACGATTACCAAGTTGAAACCTTTTATAAATTATAATGCAACAGAATTAAAATTAATAATGAAGGAGATAGTAAAAAAATGAAACCAGAAATAGAATGGATATGTACAACTTCAGGTGTGGATAATACTATGCCTGTCATTAGAGAGTCTGAATACAAACATAAATGGCAGATGAAAGCTGTACAAGATATGAAAACAAATGGATCACTTTCAGCAAAACATAGACGAGAGTGGGAAATGCAAGACGCAAATTTAGGTAATAAACAATTTAATCCAGATGATATTAGACACACAGCAAAGTGCCCAGCACTACAAATGTGGCATAATACAGGATTTATATTAAGATTACACCAAGATTTAAAAATGAGAACAATAGGTGAAGGTGAAGATTTAACTTGGACTACACCTTTTCAATCAAGTAAAGAACCGTTAGTATCAAAACATTTAACACACTCACTATATCCTTTTTTTGATAACTGGCCAAAAAATACTTTAAAGAAAATTATTAAAATAAACTTACCTTGGAAAGCAAGAATACCTAAAGGGTATAAGTTAGTACAAATGCACCCTTATATGTTAGATGATAATAGATTTACTACAATGGCAGGTGTATTACATCCTCATCTAGGACTTGCTGCTGTAGGTACAATTCCAATGTGGATACATACAACAGATGATGACGAAGAAATGACTTTAGAAGAAGGCACACCACTTGCACAATATATACTTGTGCCACAAGAAGAACCTGATTTTAAGATTATAGATTCAATTGATGATCCTAATTATATGAAAGAAGAAAGAATTAATCATCTATTATTATCAGGTAAATTTCAAAGAAGTTATGCTAAAGTTAGAGAGTATTGGAAAAAATACGGATGGTAGAAAATATCTTTTGTATTGGTAATGGCGAAAGTCGTAAAGG